TCATACTGGTATAAGCGGTCTGGAGCAGAATCCAGTAACCGTAAAACCCAAGAAAAAGATATGTGTCCACAATTTGGTAGCTAAAGTATTCTTAGGAGAAATTCCAGATGGGTATGTAGTTGACCACATTAACAACAATCCTTCAGACAATTATGTAACCAATCCCCAGATAGTTACAGTAGCTGAGAACGGTCAAAAAGCTGCGAAACATTCTTATGGAATGAAGCTTGGGTCTAAACTAAAAGGGGGATTCAACTACGACTTAAGAGTGGTGGCTTACATAAGATACCGTTATCAGGAACTTGGTTACTACTATGGAGTGTTGGAGAAGATATCTCAGGAGATTGAGAATAAGTTCGGAATTAAGCTGAACAAACCTTATATTCAACACATTGTATCTGGTAAAAGGTGTACAAGTATCTATCTTTCTAAGCTGAAAGTAGTTAGAAAGTATTACGATACCATTTATGACATTTGCGTTGAAAACGATGAATCTTACCTCATCAACGAAGACTACGTGTCTCATAACACGCCTTACGGCGTCGGGAACTTCTTCCACAGTACTTGGGTAGATGCTATATCTGGAGGTAATCCATTCAACCCCATACGTCTGTATTGGCAGATGCACCCAGACAGAGATGAGAAGTGGTATGCAGAAATGTCTGCTGCACTCGGTCCAAAGAGAACTGCTCAGGAGATAGATGGTGACTTCTTATCATCTGGTAATACAGTATTCGATTTGGCCGATATCAAAGCTATTGAGGAATGCCTATTCGACTACCAGATTATCAATACACGTTTGAAAGGTCAATACAAAGAATTCAATGAGCCAGACCCAAATAAGGAATACTTCATTGGTGGAGACTGTGCTACTGGACGAGGTACTGACTACTCTGCTTTCACCTGTATGGACCGAGATGGAGAAGAAGCTGCAGTATACAAGGGCAGAATACCCTTGAACAAATATGCCCGCTTACTTGGTGATATCGGGGAGAAGTATAACTTTGCTAAGTTAGCTCCTGAGACCAATGACGTTGGTATGACGGTGACAACCATACTTCAGGATGAGGGTTATCCAAACCTTTACTTCTATACTAAGCTTCTTAGGAAGAAACGTAAGAATAGACCTGAAGAAGATAAGTTCCCTGGTTGGTTGACCACAACCAAAAATAGGTCTGTCATCATTGAGAACTTGGAGAAGGATATACGGGAAGAAAACGTAATCGTGAAAGACCCGTTCTTTGTACAAGAAGCTTACACATTCATATATGATGGTGCAGGAAGACCTATTGCTCGGGGTAAGCACAGGATGAACAACTCTTCTATGGACCTTGACTTGGAAGGTGAGACATATTCAGATGACGCTATTTTTGGAAAGGCTATCACTAACCATATCAGGTGTCACAGTGCATCTAATACTGTAGTGATTCCACAGTAGACCATAAACAATCTTATATAACATGAAACTTAATCCTATCAGGTGGTTCTTAAGGTCAAAGCCTGTAGAATCAAAGAACAAAGATGAAGGAAAGGGTTCAATAAGTCCGGGCAGGGTTTCTCAACCAGATGATGGTGTGGGGAACTCTGAACTCATTACCACTCTTAATGGTATGACGAACTTAGTTACCCCAACGTTCAGAACTGAACTAATACCTATCATTCGGGACTTATACAAAATAAACCCGGATGTAAGTATTGCACTACAGGACATGTTCAAGCTGTCCAATACTGGTCATACCATTGACTTCCCAAATAACACGGCTGAGGAGTCTACCAAGATGAGGGAACATCTAAAGAAAGTTACAAAGAGGTGGTCGAGGTATACTGCAGGTATAGACGGGTTGGTAAACAAGTTCATTGTTCAACTATTGGTTAGTGGTGCAATATCTGCAGAGGGAGTACCAAACAAGAAACTTTCTGGATTGGAAACCATTCTTTTCATTAAGCCCGAGACTATCAGGTTTAAGAGAGAAAACAATGGAGTATATCATCCATATCAAAGGAATCCACGTATAGTAGACGGTCTTAAAGATTCATTTATCAAATTGAATACCGAGACCTACTGTTATGTTGGGATGTACAACGACACTGACGAACCGTACGGAGTACCTCCTTTCATGTCTGCTCTGGACTCCATTGCTGGTCAGCATACTATGAGGAAGAATTTCAAACATATCATGGAAATCATGGGTATGGTTGGATTCTTGGAAGCAAAGATGGCTAAACCTCCTCGTACTGCTGGTGAAAGTGAAAAAACTTACCAAGAACGTCTGAACAGTACGCTCCGAAAGATGAAAACCAACATTGTTGGTGGTATGTCTGATGGAGTTGTAGTTGGTTATATAGATGACCACGAATTTGATTTGAAGTCTACCTCGGCTTCTATGCAGAACATTAACCTCCCTTGGAACATGAATCAGCAATCTGTTGCTAATGGATTGGGAGTAAATGGTTCTATCATAGGGGTTTCTGCATCACAATCTGGTACTGAGGGTGGAGCTGGTATACAGCTGTCAAAGATGATATCTCAGTTAAAGAATATACAAACCCTTGTAATCTTTGTACTGGAGTTCTTTTATTCTCTAGAACTGCGCCTGGCGGGGTTCAATAATAAGGGAATAACAATTCAATTCGGGACTTCTACTGTTTCTGATGATATCAAGTTACAACAGGCTCGTGAGTACCGTGCTCGGGTGAATGTAACCCTTTATAATCAGGGTATAATCAGTCAGGACCAGTTTGCTCGTGATATGGGTTATGAGGCCCCTGACCAACCCGAACCTCGAGAACCCGTTGAAGCCGATGATGATTCAGATACGGGTGATACTACCACTGGTAAGAAGAAAAAGAAACGGGAAGATGATAAGGATAAGTCCGACCGTAGAACCCGAGATAAGAATAATCCAAATCCTAAACGAGGAGATCAAGACAGTAAACCAAGATAATTATGCCAATGGGACAACAGAACACCGATGTGATGGTGTTAAGTGCAGCTCATAGCTTGATGGTATCTGATGTACCAGAGATAGTTATAGATGCTCACTCTCTTTCTGAAAACTTCTACAAGGGCACTGGCAACTTCAGTGAAGACCCTAAGAAGTCCCTGGAAAGATTTGGTATGTGGGGAGGCACTCTGAATGTCAACCAGTTCATGCCAAATGTAACTCCAGAAATGTTAAAGCCAAAGGACAGTGACTTTATAGAGCCGATGTTCAGAATGCTTTCTGCCGCAATCGTGGCAAAGAAGTATAACCCAACCGAGTTTCCGGCAGATATTCTGAAGGAATCTATGACTTTGCTTGTGGGTCAGTCAGTAAACCTTGACCATGAGACTGATGTAGCCAATGCTATTGGTGCAGTTAAATCTGTAGAATGGCAGGAAGCCTACAAGGATGAAAAAACCGGAATAATTATTCCGGCAGGTATAAACGGTATCATGAAAATCGATGGGTTATCAAATCCTCGTATTGCTCGTGGTATTCAAATGGACCCCCCATCTATACACTCTAATTCAGTTACAGTAGAGTTTGCATGGGAACCTTCTCATACTTTTGAGGATATGTGGGAGTTCTATTCCAAACTCGGAACTTACACTGAAAACGGAGAACTCATTCGTAGGGTTGTTACAAAGATTATCTCCTACAAAGAGACTTCTTTGGTATGGCACGGAGCAGACCCATTTGCTCAACTTATCAAGAGTGGTAAGTTAAACAGCCCTGCTTATGCAGGAAGTCAGTACTATTCTTTCTCTGAGGACAAGGCTGCTGAGGCTAACAACCCATCAAAGCGGGTATCTCTCTTCGACTTCAAGGTTCTTTCAGAAAAAGAGATAAAGTACAATACCACCCAATCTAATAATGAAAAGGGTGCCGGAAAGGGTAACCACAATAACCAAAATAATAAAACAAACATGAACAAAGAATTGCAGCAGATGCTGACGAGTCTCTTCGGTGAAAATCTTTTGACCCTTTCCGAAGGTCAGGAAGTTTCGACCGAGCTGGCTATTTCCCAGATTAAGACTCTGGTACAGCAGAACAAGGACTTTGCTGAGGCAGTCGAGGCAAAGAACAAGGAGATTCAGACTCTCACGGAAGAGAAGACCAATCTCGAGAAAGACCTCAAATCGTACAAGGAGGCAAAAGAAAACTGGGATGGCCACATCCAGAGTTTCCGTGAGGAAACTGTGGCAGCCTATAAAAAAGTTTTCGGAGAAGAGAACGTAGACTCGAACATCCTGGCACTTCTGGAGAATGAGGGAACTACGATGGAAACTCTCAAGGCTCTGCGTAAGACATATGACGCCCAGCTGGAAGAGAAATTCCCGATGCACTGCAACCACTGCGGCTCTCATGACGTGGGCCGTGCTTCTTCTATCAATCCCAAAGAGGACGAGGAGAAGAACCAGGCTCCCAAGTCCACTCGTGACGTAGCTCAGACTCTGGCAGACCGGAAACTCCGGGGAGAAATCAAGAAATAAAACTGAAGAGTAACTTAAACATTAAATTAAATTATGGCAGACTTACACAAAGTGGGTGGACGAACCCCCCAGGCTGTGATTTACAAAGGTGAATCGCACAAGCTTCATCAGGCATTTCCGGTAAAGGACGGTGACACCATCGTTCAGGGTCAGCCGGTAAAACTTAACACCGATGGTACCATCTCTCCGTATACCGGGGTTGAAAATGAAGTATACCTCGGTATCGCTGTTAACTACAGCAAGTACCCTGCATACCCTGCAACGGCAGCTGGGGTAGAAGTAACCGTAATGATGGAAGGATTTGCCGTTATTCACGGTATCGCAAAGGCTGAGATTACAAAGACTGGATATGTCCAGACTGACGGTACTCTGGATGCCAGTGGTACGTATCCCAACTTCTCACCCTCGACAAGCGGTGCTGAAACCAAATTCATTGCCATCAACGTGGCCGAGGTGGACGACCTGGTACAGATTCTGGTAAAATAACTGAAAACATAAATTCAATATGGCAGAAAAAACTTTAACTCGGGGGCAGTACTTAAAGGAGCTTCCCGAAATCGTAAAGAACATGGATGGCTTCCGACAGGGAAGCAACAAGAGTCTCCCGGTGGACATTCATTTGGGAGATATGCTCCAGGAGAAATACGGCATAACTCAGGAGGACTACTTCAAGGCCGTGGGATTCAATCCCAAAGTCGACACGATGGAGAACATCTACTCGATGCCGAATCCCGAACTGCGCTGGCTCGTGCCGGAGATTGTCCGTGAGGCAATCTACCTGGGCATGCGAGAAGCCCCGTTCTATCCAAACATCATCGCCTCTGACCAGCCTATCAACGGGCTGACCGCTATCATGCCGCTCGTCAACATGTCCGACGCCAACCCTGCCCGGGTGAATGAGGCTGAGACCATTCCTCTGGGTACCGTATCCTTCGGCCAGAAGTCGGTCAACCTCTTCAAAATCGGCAAGGGTTTCAAGGTTACCGACGAGGTACGTAGCTACGTATCGATGGACGTCATGGCTATCTTCCTCCGTGACTTCGGCGTTCAGCTTGGTTATGCCATGGATGCACTGGCAATGGATGTCCTCGTCAAGGGTAACAAACTGGACGGTTCCGAGTCAGCCCCGGTTATCGGCGTAGGCGATACTGCAAAGGGAATCCAGTATCGTGACCTCCTCCGGGTATGGATTCGGGCATCCCGTATGGGCCGTCAGTTCCGTACCATTATCGGCGGCGAAGAGCAGGCACTAGACCTTCTCGACCTTCCGGAGTTCAAGCTGCGTTCGTCTGGTACTACCGATGCCCGCCTGAATCTGAAGACCCCGGTTCCCAACTCGGCAGACTTCTACATTCATGGCGGAACTCCGGCAAACGAGGTTATGCTCGTAGACCCTGCAGCTGCCATGATTAAGCTGACTGCAAAACAGCTCATGCTGGAGTCGGAGCGAATCGTATCGAACCAGACCGAGGCTATCTATGCTTCGCTGACGACCGGTTTCTCGAAGATGTACCAGGATGCTTCTATCCTCATCGATGCCACGAAGGACTTCTCAACTCAGGGATTCCCTGACTACATGAACGTAGACAACTACCTGACCGGTATCATCGAGTAACCTTCACAACTCAAACCTGGGAGCGGTATAATACCGCTCCCTTTAATCAATTTAACTATGGCAAGTCCCAAGTACATAAAACTTAATCCGAAGGCCAGTATCTTCTACGACCAGGCTTCCAAGATTAAGGTTCTCCGTAACGAGGTTGTGGAGATAACCGAAAAACAGTTCAACACTCGAGTAATAAAAGCAGCTATTGCAAACGGTTACCTTCAGGAAGCTAAGGCAGACGAGTTCAAGGCCGGTGGTGCAAAGGTTAATCCCCCTGCTCCTAAGAAGGAGGTAGACCTGGAAGCCGTTAAGAAGAAGTTCGAAGACCTCGCTGAGGCAGAAGAGGCTCCAGAGAAAATCAAGGAGCAGTTCAACACTGAAGAGCTGAAGGCCCTGGCCATCTCCCTGGAGATTGAGCCCGAAGATGGTGATACCAAACTCGACCTGGTGAATGCTATCCTCGATGAGCTGAAGGACGAAGACGACGAGTAAGCTATGGAAACGGTAGATTTCTTATCTACCATAGTTGGACTCAATGCAAGGTTCAGGGCATTCGCTGATGAACTACCCAACGACTTTACCGTAACGTGGACATTTGGTGATGGGAAGACAGAATCACATGTAGGTGTGGTAACTGCTTCCCATCTTTATGAAACTCCTGGTGAATACGTTGTCAAGGTAACAATAACCAACAACGTAGGCGGAGCTAACCTTTCCAAGTCAAGAGTCATTGGAGTTAGTGATAAGGTAAATACCCAGTTGCCTGGCAGTATCTATGAGCTGATTGATACTTATATCCCTGAGGATATCTTCGGTAAACTCTCTCTTCAAGAGAAGCAACAGTTTATTGAAAAATGGCAGCTGTATATTCAGCCGCTAGTAAATCACGAAGTACCCATAGAGGAATTTAATAATGAGTTGTATTATGAAGCTCTAGAAAACCAGCTAATTATGGAATTGGCAGCCTATGATTTCATGGTTGTACAGATTTCATTGATGGTTGGTGCTACTGCAGAATCCGTTAAGGAGAGTAACTCATCCTCAAGTTCTGAATCCGAACCCTCAGAGTCAAGCCAAGGTTCAGGTGAGGTTAAACGAATACAAACAGGTCCAACTGAGGTAGAATTCTTCAACGATACTGACTCTGAATCTAAAACCTCATCCAATGTTATTAAAGCAATGCAACCAGGCGGAGTTATTGATATACTCAAACAAAACCTATGTATGCTTGCTGAAAGACTTTCCATCCATCTACCTATTTGCCGTACGGTGAAGAAAGTAGTAGTTCCCAAAGTAGTTAACCGCCGGAGGCCAGGACCACTCGATGGCCCAGACCCAGGCTTCACCGTAAAGAAGTAGGGTATGGCACGGAGGAAAAGAATTACAAAAGGAGTATGGGACAGATACAAGGCCATTGTAAATGACTTTGTTGAAGTGGATGCAGGAAAACAACCTATAATCTGGTTAAAGAGATTTGACCAGATTCTGTCTTACGGTGAAGATGTTGGTAATAACTACGAACCGTATTTTCTGGATGGCTTAATCCAGTATAACTATATAAGAACATGGCCTTCATTAAAAGAGACCGTCTCGGGTGAACTGGACGGTATCAATATTGTGCTATACGTAACAAAGAGGTCACTGGAAGAGAATGGACATATAACCAAAGAGGGGTATTGGAACTTTGACTGGGCTCAGGATAAGTTCGTAATCAATGGTAAAGTGTATTCTCCTACTGGTGATACTCAGGTTGCTCAGGCACATGATGAAGCTTTGCTCTTCTTCGTTGTACTGAAGAGAGAAACTCCGGAGGAAACGAAAAGGATACTCTCCTATATGGAGAACATCGATAAGTACGTAGAGCTGACCAAATACATTCTTGAACTGAGTGAAATAAATCATTACGAGGATGAAACCACAGTAAAGACCAATACGACTTTCGAAGTGAAACCCAAATAAAAAAAAAAATGGCCGAAGTAAAACAGAACGGTATAATTGTCAGTCCGTCGAAAGGTTCTGGTGATACTACTCTCCAAGTAAAAGCCGAAATCGCTAACCGTGGTAACCGAGTAAATCAACTTGCTACCTTCGAAGTAGAAGGTACTGGTGTTGCTATGAAGAAACAGTTCATAGCAAACCATCTCCCCGCAGCTGAGTTCATCGAGTTCGATAACAAGAAACCTGCGGTAGACAAGGGTGGTGGTACTGTTACCTTAACTGGTAAGTCCAACTCCCAGAAGATTACCTTCTCGAAAGGTACTGGAGATATCATTAATGCCGACCTAGCGGCAATCAAGTTCACTGCAAACGGAGCCGCAGCTACAAGCGGTACTGTTATCTCGGGTGACCCGGGTGCAAAAGCAAAGTACAGTTTCAGTTTAACTCTGACTGCAGCAGAGAATGAAACCATCGAAGCCCGTACACAGCAGATTATTGCAACGGCAAACGGTGGTCAGAAGGCAACGGCCACTCTGAGCCAGACAGCTGGTGACCCATTCATCGAAGTTGCACCGACCAAAATCGATGTGCCTCAGGATGGTTCGGCAGTTCAGGTCTTTGTGGACACCAACACTACCTTTACGGTTACTCCAATCTCATAGTGCTAAGGAGTCTTGGTATAGCAGGGTGGGATATCTCTGCTATGCCCCTAAATTTAACCTTTAATGTATGGCAAAAATTACTATACCTTGGAATGATGGTTCCGGTGATAGCTTTTACATTGACTACACTGGGATAGAAGGAAGCTCTGAATCCATTATAACTTCTGATACAAACCTAACCGGCGTAGAAAGAAGGAAAACTTTGGTATTCAAGACTACAACAGCAAATGTAGGTACTGCACAACAAGCAGAAGCTTACCTAACAGTAGTTCAAAGAACTGATAGCTTGATAGTTGCTATGTTTGAAGCTGTAGTATCTATCTATGATGACAAGAAGGCAGGTTACAAAATAGACGAAGCTCAGTACCTAAGGACACAGCTTGAGGGTTACATGAAAACTTCAGAAGACGAGAAAATATAATTAAAAGAGGAATAAGATATGGCAGAATTTCATGAGATTGGTAGTTCTCAGTTTACTGAGGTAACTCCAGCTGGTACTGAACGAATTCAGATATCAGCCACACAGAAAACTACTCTGCAGAAGATAGCTAATCTTTTCAAGGCTATGTCTGCAGCCTTAACAGGGTTCACCCCTCTCGGTAAAGGAGCTCCGAGTATAAATTCAAGCTCCACCATACTTCAGGCATTCCAAGCTCTGTATCAGTTGGTGGGTTCTGCAAAAGTAAAGATACTCGGTGATAATGGGTCTACTTCCGGATTTGTATCCTGGTCGGGTACTACTTGTTATGGTATTCTGTTTGATACCGCCGGTGAACAAGTGTACATCAGGAACAGTTGGACAATAAGCAAGCCTTCAGAGCAAACTGATGCTCAGTGGATAGCTGCTATAAAAGCCGGTAAGGCCATTAAATTTGGTGACCGCGGAAGTATAGCTGACTTAAAAATATCGGGTTGGTCGGATATTACTAAGTATGCTGATGTCCAAGACCCTTACATTATTAATGGGGATACTATGATAGATGCTCTGAGGAAGTTACAGTGGATGACTGGTAACAACACCATTAAGACCTTTGGTAATGTTTCTGGAGTAGGTATGATGTGGTGGGATGGGGATGCTCAATATGACTTATTCACGGCTTTCTACTTCGGAATAGAGACACGTAAGTTGTATATCATTTTTAAAGATAACTTCTCTGAATTAGGTGCACAGGCTACCAATGACCAAATTATAAGCTACATTAGACTTAATGGATCTCCTATATACCTAGGTGATAATTACCAGAATCCTATGATATATACCAATCTTTCTTCAGGGTCTTTAACTCTCAATGGTAGCTCAAGCGTTTGGTATAAGGGTAGTACTAATCCAACGGTAACTGTCGATGGTAGTTCGTTTAGTGGTAAAAGTCCTACGGCATGTTTTATATGCCCATATAATATAACTCCAAACTTTAAATCCTTATCAAATACAAATACAGTATTACATCTTCAGAACTCCACTGGGAGTCCCGTTTCAGGTTACAGGGTGTATACTCTGTATTGTCAGATAGTAAGCCGTACAACTCAAACTAGGATAATCGGCAGCAATGATACTAATCACATTTTTATAAACTTAGATTATTATAAATAAGCTACATACCACATGAAAATTTCAAAACTTGGCTGGTTATATATCGGCCTGCTTATTGTATCGGTAATAATTTTCTCCTGTATCTGGCGATGGCTGGATAATGGGCTGGTAGCATTCCTGCTCATCATATACCCGATAGCATATTTCATTGCTGGGTACTTTGCACATTATCTCAAGATAAAAGCAAAGGCTGACGCAAAGGAGAAATAGGCAATGTCTAGTATCCTAAAAGAACATTCCCATAAAACTAAGTTGGGCAAGTTCTTGCATACTCTGGTACATATCTTTTTGTATATTTGGCAATTACCACAAAACTTTGCCGGACTTATATACCGGATAGTTCTAAAAGGTGAGAAAAGAACCCTTAAACAAAGAAACACTGCTTTCTATGTGGCTCCCACAATGAATGGCGGTGTAAGTTTAGGAAACTACATCTTCCTTTCAGAGAAGTCCGGATTAAAAGAACCGTTATATGACCACGAGTTTGGCCATTGTATACAATCCCGAATTTTGGGTCCATTATATCTACCAACGGTTGGCCTATGTAGTGGCTTGCACTGCTTGTTCCACAACAGTGCTAATAACTACTACGACTTTTGGACAGAAAAATGGGCAAACAAACTCGGGGGAGTAGAAGGATATGCTGGTGAGTTCCATTATCACAAGGATGGTGTAATCAGAACTGCATATACAGAACTGAAAGCTTTTTACGGTAAACATTTTTAACAAATGGCAAGGAAGGTTAATATCACACTTCCCAAAGTATCTGACCTTGTTCTTCAGGTAAAGCTCAATGGTGAATGGCAAAAGGTAGAATCCTTAGTCAGTAACCTTGGGCCAAGTATGCAGAGGGGATATGATAAAGCCGTGAGTAAATTCTCACGCAACCTCCTTGCAATCGTAAAGAAGTCACTAACTTTGGGAATACCACCAGTAGGTGGAGGAGTAACATGGCAACCATTGGCTCCTTCAACCATCGAAAGGTATGGACAACACCCAATCTATAACCTGACTGGCCTGTATTCCAGGTCAGTTGGGTTGTTTAGATATAAATCGAGGGTTCTAATAGGATTACCCATTGGAATCAGACGCTCTTCACAGAAGAAGCTAACTATGAACCAACTAGCCATTATGTTGGAATTCGGTTCCAATGATGGTAGGATTCCACCCCGGCCCGTGTGGGCACCATCTCTCAAAGCCGCTGGTGGTAAGAATAAGCTCAAGCAACTTATCCTAACGGAGATACGTAAAGAACTTCAAAAGTATGGTGTAAGACCCAATCAAGTAAAATGGTAAATTCTCAGGAAATTATAGAGAGGTCCATATACGTGGCCTTATTAAACATGGCTATAAAGTTGGGCTACACTATAAACCCAGAAGACTATCTCCCAACAAGTGAAGCGAATGCAAAACGCTTCCAGGAAGACCTCAAAAAGATTACCGATGATAAGGGTTTCTACGTCGGTATATTTGGAGTGGGTAATAACCACTCCCGAGGTATTAAAGAAACCCCTCGTATCGTAGTTGATTCAGAAGGATTTTATCCTGGAGATATCGGACTACCGAAACAGGTAATCGAGAAAGAAGAGGGCATAGGCTACACTGCAACAGAAGTAGCCTTTGAAACCCTATCACAATACATGAACATACGGCTGTGTGCACACTCTGCAGAACACCTGAGATTGTTGCATCAGATTATGTTCTGGGCAGTTCCTCAAAGAGGCTACCTAAAACCCCACGATGAGCCCAAGTTTTTATTCACGGGGAATATATTCCTCCGGATAGTTAATTTTTATAACATGCCAGATTTGGATAACGGGTTAATGGAAAAGGTATACCAATTTGAAGTACAGGATTGCCTCTTAGAGGGAAATACTCCCCCAGAGGTAATTACTCCAATAAAAGATATTTCTGTGCTTCTAGAAAATGCCGATTACACTCTGAAGGTTCCCAAAGAACCCGACCCCCCCTCTACCACCTATCAATAAAGGTTCATACTTTAAGGTTAGTGGGGGTGGCTTCTTTGAATATGCTAACTAATCAAAAGTATGACTAAAGAAGAGTTAAAAACCTAATAACGGAAGTTGTTATGAAAAAATGACATGAGGAATCGTCATGGTAAAAACCTCCATATACTCCTGGGTATTTTGGATTATATAGATTCAAATATATCTTCTTATGATACCGATGGCAATGTAGTATCGAAAAAGAGGTTCAAACTATTAGGTACTGATGAGAATGGTGATACTTATCTACTTATTGCCTTAAACCGTTATCCTAGCGAAGACGGTAGTAATAAATATGCTACCGAGGTAGGTTCTACTAAAATACATCTGACTCTGAATACCAGTGAGGAATCTAAATAGGGTAACAAGGTTCAGGTAGATACTCCAAGTGGAGAAAAAACTCTGGTATATTCAGAGGAGACCCCCAAGAATAAAGAATTCAATTAACCTTAATCAATAACAATATGCCACAGACTCCAAGAGTTAGGTTCAACTTCAAGAACCTAAATGTACAATCGAGTGTGCCTCTGTTGGGCGTAATCAACATGGTAGCTCGTACTACCAAGGGCCCGTTCGAAGACCCTCAGGACCTGATTTCAAGCCCATCACAGTTCGCTCGCATCTTCGGTTCGGAAATAGTTCCGGATGGTTCGGTATCGAACATACTTAAAGCCCTTGAAATGGGTGCAAAAGTCCGGGTATCCCGAGTAGCTGGTAAGGGGGCTACTTACGGATGGGCAAAACCCATGACTGTAACTAGGTCAGAGGGACGGGCAGTACCTTCGGTAACTGTTCCTGACGGGTCTTCCGTAATCTCTATAGTAATCTCCGACCCGAGTGGTGCTGAGAACAGCCTGACTATGCACATGGCTATCCGTACTAAGGAAGCAGGTTCCCCGGTATTGGATTATACGGGATTAAATCTCAACCGTCCTTTCTATCTGAAACTGAATATGTCCACGGAACCAACTCTCCGTGCAAGCATTATTCAGTACGGTGCAAGGGATGAAACCTCCAATGTACCCACTTCTGACAGCATACTTAATGAAATGCTGTTCTTCTCGGCTGTATCTGCAAACACCACCGAGGGAGTAACTAACCCATCTATCAACGTGAATACTCTCCAGAACTTCCTGGACAATGCTCCTAATATTACCTTCGAAGCCATTAAGGGTAAAGAAGGAGATGGACAGGGTACTATGAAGAGCCTGGCTACCGGTATCCAAACAATGGAAGATATCATATCTATTCTTCGTCAGTTCTCTAATTGGAACTCGATGATTACTATAGGTAAGATTACTTCCGGAACTGTAGGTGCCGATGAACCCAGTGATTCAAATGTATACATGGAATGCTCGGAGGGTAGTGCAGGTACAACTCCTACGGCTAATGAGTGGCTTTCGGCTTATCAGGCCAGCAAAGCTTACTACGAAGCATACTCGGTAATCCTTTCCCATATCCATCAGCATCTGCCAGATGACTACACAAAAGTGTATATATCGGTAGGAACGGATGTTCACAATACGTTCGAGAACATGCTGTATGTGGAGGTACCGAAATATGCTCCGGGCACTCGTACACCAGCCACGGTAGCAGAGACTCTCTCTGCTCTGAAAGCTCTGGTGCAGGCTATCGGGGCAAAGAAGGAAGTAGCATACTTCGGCGGTGGTATCAAGTACTACAACGAAAACGGTTCTCTCCAGAAATGCGATGTACTTGGTTCGGTAGCCGGACTGGATGCAACATGTGCTTCTACCTACGGACCGTGGTACTCATTCTCCGGTATGAACCGTGGTGTAATAACCTCGGCACTCGGTCCGGTAATGAAGAACCTCGGAGGTCCTGCTGATGTAGATACTCTTAACGAGTTCGCTCAGTGGTACATGAACCTGTTCGTAATCAAGAACACTCGTACTCAGGGTCAGCGAACTATGCTTTGGCATGGTTTCACCTCTAATCCGGTGGATGATTCCGAGAAATTCATTTCCATTGTACGTCTCAACTTGTATCTGAAGAAGAATCTCCGGCCTATTCTTGAGAGCTACATCGAAGAGCCAAATACCTTCGAGTCGTGGAAAAGAATATACCACGAAGCAAAGGATATTCTGGACGACCTGCAAACCCGCAATGCCATTACCTCATACGAGTGGCTGGGTGACCAGGATGCTCAGAGCTACGAAGACCTTCAGGTTAACAACGAGGCCGATGTCCGCCAGGGTAAGTACAAGGCTCAGCTGAAGTACAAAGAAGTTGTTCCAATGCAGGACATCGAAATGGATGTCATCATCGACATTGCTATGAATAAGAGCACCGGTGAAATATCCATCTCTGCCCAGTAAAACTAACCAATAAATAAGATAATACTATGGCAGGAGCTAAAGTAAAAAACCCGAGGAAGAAGTTTTTATGGCAAATCATATTTGTCAAACATCCAATAAACGCATTCCTCTTTCAGAAGGTGGGTATTCCCGAAATCAGTATTGAACAGGTATCACACGGGGATGTAAACTACGATGTAAAAACAGGCGGCCGGGTATCTGTGGGAAACCTAACTGCTTCAAAGTTGGAAACAACTTCGGGCTCTGATACCTGGTTATGGGACTGGCTGATGTCGGTTCAGGATATGATGCTCGGTGGAGGTTTAACCCCAAGTCAGTATAAGGAAACAGTACTCATCAACGAGCTGGCCGAGGATGGAGTATCTATCCTTAACTCTTGGACTTGTACCGGAGTATGGCCTTGCAAAGTAAATGGACAGGACTTAGACCGAATGAGTTCGGACAACACTCTGGAGGAACTTGAGTTCTCTGTAGATACTTGCGAGAAGCTGTAATAAGTTAATCACCAAGGGAGAGCTCTGCAATGAACTCTCCCTTTTTTCGTTATCAAAGATTATATTAATCGGAATACACTTAACAACTCAACAACATGGAAGACCAAACCCTTTACGGTAAGAAATTTACCTTCAAACTCCCCAGTGGTTACGAAGTAACCATAAGGGAACAGAATGGAGAGGATGATGACATCCTCTCAAACCCTGTAGATGCCAGAACATTTATGAACATATCTAAGTTCATTTCTGGTATCGTAACTGACACAGACATTACAGCAAATAGATTGCTGAGTGCAGAGGATGTACAGAAGATGCCCTCACTTGACCGGTATGCAATCATGTTGAACTCACGAATCTTCTCATTGGGCAAGATTCTTGATTTCAGTTATGATTGGGAAGGCCCAGCAGAGGGTCAGGTACGAACTATAGATTACGAAGTAGACCTTCAGGAAGAGTTCCTCTTCGACTACGGTACAATCCCAACTATGGAAGAGATGGAAGCAAAGCCCAATGCAATTCCTTTCTATCCGGTACCAAAGCAAAGCAAGGGTATTCAGATAACTACCAAAAGCGGTAAAGAGCTTTGCTTCGACCTACTCAGTGCAGAGGGTGAATCCTATGTAATGAATCTTCCAGCAAAGGAGAGAACGAAGAATCAGGAACTGGTTGCACGTAACCTCCAACTGAAGGTGGGAGAAAACTACGAGCCGGTAAAGAACTTCCGACTCTTTTCTTCTCAGGATATGATGGATATCCGTTCTGCAGTCAAAGGCATGGACCCCATATTCAACGGTACTACTCAAATAGAGGACCCGGAAACGAAACAGAGAATCATGGTACCGGTAATGGCTGTGGATAATTTTTTCTACCCCAGGGAGAGCTAGAGGATGTATATTTATACATAATAAAGGCAAAGATTAGTATTGATTTTAATACTCTAGCAAAACTCCCCTGGCGGCGCAGGAAGAAATTTATAGAAGCCGCCTCCAATTATTATGAACAACTTGAAAAGGAGATGGTCCATTCTTAGGGCCGTCTCTCTTTTGTTCGTTAAATCTGAAACTATATGGCTTTTACAAGTGGTAGTCCTTCTGCAGGACAACTCGAGATAGGCGTAGCTCTTGTCCTTCAGGATAGGTTTTCAAATCAGGCAAGAGAAGCCAGCTCGGTTATACGAGGTTTACATAGGGATGCCAAAAATGCTGTACAGGCTAACTTAACTGCAGTTCAGTCGTACGCTAACATGGCAAGTGGTGTAGCTAACTCAATTGTGTCAACGTTAACTACTACCATTGAGACTGGAGCAGACTTCATTGACATGATGACTACCGTAGGTGCTATCTCGGGAGCCACCGAAAACCAAATGTCTGGGTTATCAGAAACAGCTCAGACATTGGGTTTAAGGACCATGTTCATGTCAAGGGATATAGCTTCAGGTATGAAATACTTGGCAATGGCCGGTAATGATGTAAATCAGATTCAGGAAATGATATCTGGTGCTGCTATGATGGCCAATTCTACCGGCATGGAATTGGGAGGTAAAGGAGGTACTGCCGACTTATTAACCAATATCATGAGGACCTTCAAACTTGAGGGTTCACAGGCTGCTAATATAGTTGGTGACCAGCTTACTAAAGCTGTCATGTCATCCAACGTATCAATGGCTGACTTAGCTGAGTCAATCAAATACTCGGCTGCATCGATGGTAACTCTGAAACAACAGTTACCACAAGTAGCTGCAATGATTGGTACCTTAGGTAATGCAGGTATACAAGGTTCCATGGCAGGTACTTCTATACGAAATATGGCTGACTACCTGACCCAGTCTATAACCAACCCTAACTTCAAAGGAGCTAAAGCCCTGGCAAAACTGGGACTGGGTAAACAGGACTTTGTAGATGCTAACGGAGACCTTCAGGACTTTGCTGTCATATTGGAAAAGATTAGTACAGCTACTCATGGTTTATCTACTGTAGACCAGAATGCTGTATTCAAGAGTATCTTCGGTGTACGTGGTATGCGTGCAGCAGTTGCAATCATGCAGGATACCGAGGGTTACTTTGACCTGCTAAACAAGATACAAAACAATTCTGCCGGGTTTGCTGAAGAGGTAGTGAGAAAACGAATGGAAACTCTTGCAGGTAAGATTGATATTGTTCAGTCTGCTGCAGAGAACCTTATGACTACCTTTAGTAAGGCACTTGGTGAGAATCCTATAATAATGGGATTCCTCGATATGGTTGGTTGGGCAATATCTCAACTCCGAGATTTGATGGCAACTCCTTTCGGACCTTGGATAGCCGGATTTGCTGCTATTGCGGCTGTCGGGTTAAAGATAGGTTCTATCTGGATGGGACTAAGAGCTCGTTGGTTATTACTCAACGGAGACTCTCAGGTTTCATTCCGAACCATGGTAAGACTCATGATAGGGGGATGGAATCAAGCCACCATATCTGCTCAGGGTTATCTCAACATGGAGAGAGCTATCATGGCTCAAAGGGAAGCTGGTATTAGGGCAAGTGCTGCAACCGTGGCTGCTATTGGAGGTATGCCTGTTTACTACTACAATGGCAACACTCCAGCAAAAATGGGAGCTAATGGTAGGTATTATGCAAATACTGGTAGAGGAGCTTCTGGATGGACTCCCGTACCGGCAGCTATGGTAACTACTACTGATGCAAGTAAGATGACCCGTAGTCTTATGGGAGGTGCTGGAGATGCAGCACCAGCTGCATCCAGAGGTGCTCTTGCTTCTGTAGGCAGAGGATTACTCGGATTCGGTTCAAGAATAGTAGGCTTATTTGGTGGTCCACTTGGATTAGCTATCACAGGTATATCCATATTCGGACCAATGATATACAGTGCTATCAAAGGTAATAAGTCTGCTCAGGATGAAAATACCAGGGCTACAAATGACTTAGCATCAGCCATCAAAGCTAGCCGAGAAGGATATAAACAAAAGGATAATCTTCAAATGCTAACTATACAAGAGATGAGATGGTTAGTGCAGACTCTCGGATTATATGCTGAAAGACTCAATCAACGAGATAATAAGGGTACTCACTTAACTATCAATATGGATGGTAAGAAGTTCCTTGAGGAGTATCTCGGAGATAGGGATGCAGAAATAAATGTAGCAGCTGGAGTAAACTAAACAATTATGGCATCACTCATAGGAAAGCCTGTTGGAAAGGTAGCTCAAGAAATAACAGAACTTGAGCAGGGGAGAATATTCCAATCTCCCCTTAATAAGGTATGGAGAGCCCTGATACTCATTAACAGGGCTACTTCTCCAATGGCTAAGGCAGAACCAAATAAACTTGGAAAAGTATATGATGCTCAAAATGCACATGTAGCCAGGGAAGGTTCTTATTCATTAGCTCAAACTCAAAGCGAATGGTATCAAAACATAATTGCTGCAAAGACAGCAGGTATTAACCCCGATGAAGTACTTAAGGCTAAGTCTGTAGATTATACCATAGCCAACAAGTTTACTTCGGAACTCATTAAGAACGATATTGTAATTGCTAATTTGAATGTATCACCTGCAATCAGTTTAGTAATTCAAAATCGTCCTGACAGATTGAGGGTAGAGCCTGCTGCAACTTGGGCAGCAGTTAAATCCATGGGTCGTAACAATCCTTTCTACTTCTACACGGGGGGAGAAGACACTATAACTTTTGATATCTCTTGGTATTCAGTAGATGCGGACCACAGAGATGATGTGGTTAATAAATGCCGACTCTTGGAATCATGGGCAAGAGCCGATGGGTATTCAGCATCACCCCCTACATTACGTATCCAGTGGGGTAATTCGGGGTTATTCGAAGATGACCTCTTCATACTGGCTGCAGCTCCTTATGAGCTGACTCACTTCCAGAATGCTTCTCGTATGATGAGGAGGTACGATAATGACCCAGATACCGGCCAGAGGATAACTAATACGGTTAGCCAACCTTATAATCTTAAGCTATTGCCTAACTGTGCAACTCAAACCCTCACTTTCAAAAGGGTAACTAAGAACAACCGAACCTGGGAGGAAATCATCCCTGCTAGTAAGTTGCAATATACTCCTGGAGTAATTATAGATGGTGGGGAGGTAGATTCTCTAGAAAATTCCGATACCGAGAGAATAGGCACACAAAATTAAATTATTATGGTAACTATTCCTGGAACAAGTCCCTATGAGGACAGTTATGTAATAAAGTTTCCTGATGGAGATATATCCCTGGAAAGAAATATCTCATCCATATCTTCTGACCATATAATCCATTCGGTACTGGAAGGAGAAACCATACAGAACATTGCTTTCAAGTATTATGGAGATTCTGGGATGTGGGGAGTCATTGCAGATGCCAATGATATACTAAATCCTTTTGAAGACCTTCATGCTGATATGGAGTTAATCATTCCTAATTATGGAGGATAGCAAACCCATTCTCGTAAACGGTAATGGTACACCATACCTGGCTATATTCGATGGGGCAGGTTCTCCTATTATGGATGAATTCAATGGTCTGCCCATCGGTATGGAAGTCGAGAACTTTAACTACAAATATACTGAAGGTAAAGGTGACAAAGGTAAGTTTACTATAGTAACTGACTTTGTAGGAATTGTAGACCATCCCTCTCTACAATTCAAGATGCCTTTGAAGATACAGTGGGGATGGATATTCAGCGATAGCTCTTTCAAATCTGGTCCTGTAAGATTAGTGAATGTAAAGAGTCATCAAATAGAATTCACTCCTGAGGGGGTAAAGTTTACCATAGAGTTTGCAGATGCAAAAATGTTCTTGGAAGCTGAGCCTTCTAAGTTTGTGGGCAATAAAACTGAATATCTGGATGTCTTTAAGGAGTTAGCACTCGGTAAGATGCCGTTAATAGTGACTGACTATGCAGAGAAAGCTGGTACGGCTTTGGTGATAACCGATAATCAACCTTGTGATGGCAAAACAGAGCAACGAGAAAAGTAAGCCTTGCTTACCTTGCTATATGAAAATACAAAGCTCCGAGAAATTGGATGATGGGTTGGTAGGGGTAAACATACTTAAGCTATCCCCGGAGAACTTATCTAAACCAGCACAGGACCCAGATAGATATAAGTTGAGAACGATACCGGCTACATTCGCAGAGGGTACTGCAATTGTGGGTTCGGCAACCTTCTTAAACAAATACTCTCAGTTAGTGGGCATAGCTAAAGCCATGTCTGGTGGTCCTAACTTTGTGGACACTCGTGATAACCAAGTAGAGATACATAATGGTAAGCAATCCGGTAAAGCTGTATTTGTATATACCTATGCAGGTGGAACCGGAGAATTGCTTGAGTTCAGGGTTCAAACTAAATACGTTCAAAGTATAGAAGCTGGTAAAGCCTCAAGTGTTGACCCTGATACTAAAACTATTGAAACAGACGTAGTACAATGTGTACCTACGAATGATGACCCTTGTAAGCCAGATGCTTATGTAAGAGAGAACAAACCTGACCTTCTAAGGTTCCAAAGGGATGTAACTCGTATGGCAAAAGTTGAAAGGGCTGTAGTACCCAGTACATCGGTATGTAGGGAGATAAGGAGTACTACTCCAAAACCCCCGGTATATGAATCCCCTACTGATGCTCAGCAGAAGATAGCTTCAAATCCATCTTTAACTAAAGAGGAGGTAAAAGCATACAACTCTCAGCTTGAGTCAGAGTGGAAGAAGTATCTGGATGGGTTAAAGGAATTTGAAGATGCCATACGTTCGGGTAAAACCGATGTAGGACTTCCCCAACCTCCAGATGAGGTATCTGACTTTGTAATCAAGAGGAAGGTAAGAGTATTACTCAATCCTCATGACTATGTGCCCGAGAAATACAAACACCTGTATGGTGGTAACAAAGCTTTCTGGAAAATGGGATTCCGAGCATTGGAGGAAAGAAGTGATATAACCATCATATACCCAGCTAACGGTAAGTACAGTCCAGGTAACAACTACGGTACTCCCGGTGATAAAGTGCTTGCTGAAATGGTGGTTGAGATACAAGTACCAGGTGTACGAGTAGTATCAGATCCTTTGTTTGCAACTCTTGGTGACTTCATGGCCAATGATATCATTGAGTCAGTAAACAGTCAGATTAAATCTAAGGCTAAGTTTGTTGGTAACCCCAACATGAAATCTTCTCAGATTATCGAAATTAAGAATGTAGGTCAAAGGTATTCTGGAGATTGGTATGCTAAGGAGGTAGACCATAGCTTCGATACTGGCGGGTATTTTACCGAGGTTACTTTCGAAAAGAAATCTCGAAACTCTATACTGAACAAGATATCTACTTCTGTCAATATGCAGGAGGTATTCCAGAAAGCCCATGATGTGGCAGAGGAATCTTACACTACCGATGCTTGGAAGATACCGAGTCAAATCAAAGCTGAGGTGGAGAAATACAGAGAGTCATCCTGGAAGAAGGGTGAGAAAGAAAATCCCAGAAGAGCTGGTCGTCAGATTGTGGTTCAACAGGATGCCGATAACCCAGCTGACTACCAAATCTTTGAGGCAAACACTGACTTTCAAGTAGGTAGAAACATAAGTCCTAAAGAACAATGACCTTATACGAACTAATTCAGCAGAGAGGTATAGAGGCAATCGGTAGGTTCTACTCTACATATCGAGGGGTTGTTATAACCAATGATGACCCGGACTCTCAGAATAAGGTATGTATATATCTGCCAAGTATTTTGAGGGGAGTGGAGGTATGGGCATATCCAAAACACCAGCAAGGTGGACCTGGTTCAGGGTTTAAGTGGTTATCTCCAAGAGAGGGTTCTATAGTATATGTAGAATTCGAGAATGGAGACCCAAGACACCCACTTTGGTCTTATCATGGTTGGGCAATAGGTGAAATGCCAGAAGAACTTAACAAGCCTCATGTACTTGGGTTTATAACCCCAAAAGGTAATAAGATTATACTGGATGAAAGTGAAACGGGAGTATTAACTGCAATAATCCAACAGGATATTGTTGTTAAAGCTCTAGATGGCAACATAAACGTCGATGCGGAGCAAATTATAATGCAGAGCGGGGAAGTTGGTATTCCCGAATCCACTTCAGTAGTAGAAAGGATAAACACTATAGAGAAAGACATCAATAACCTTAAACAGGTATTCTCATCCTGGACTCCAAAGCCTCAGGATGGAGGTGCTTCTCTAAAAGCCTCTGCTTCATCATGGTTTGGAAGTCAACTAATTGAAACCAAGGTGGAGGATATCGAGAGTGAAACAATTAAACAACCTAACTAATGGCAAACTATAATCAACTCAACACAATTGGTAGTGGTGCTTATTTCCCGGTGAAGCTAACTCAGGCTATTGGGAGTGATGGTAAACCAGAAACAGTACAGTTGCCTGATGGAAGGACAGTACCTAAAATTGGGTGGTATATATTGCATGGGGATGTAGCTTTGATAAAGCAGAATCTAACCGCAATACTCACCTATCAAATCGGTCAAAGATTCCGACAAGAAGATTTTGGTTCTCGAACTTGGGAATGCCTTGAAGAGCCTAACACAAGTGCCCTTAATCTGATGATTAAGAACTTTGTAAAGGATGGCATAGCAGCTTGGGAACCTCGAATAACTGCTCTTAAGGTATTTGCTCTGAAACCCACTAAAGAGTCCATACGACTCTTGATATATTTCAAGATACAGAACTCTCAGAAGGTAGAAGAGCTGAACTTTCAATATAACTTAAATAACTCAACAACAAATGTCTACTAGCAACCCTTGGCTTACTCCCTTTCAGAGGTCATACAATGACATAAAAGCCAAACTAATTCAATCTCTGAATGAAAGGGTTCCAGAGATTACTGATATGAGTGAGGGTAATATATTTATCCTTACACTCTCAATCTTTGCAGGTATTGCAGAGGTGATACATTACTACATTGATGGTATGGCAAGGGAAGCATTCCTTCCAACCTGTAGAAGGTACTCATCTTTGTATAAACATGCAAAGCTGGTAGACTACCATATCAAATCAGCTATACCATCTTCTGTAGATTTAACGGTATACATGCAAGACGGTAGCCCTTTCCCGGTAGATATATCTGTTCCCCAGAATACCGTTTTTAATTCAAAGGACGGTAAACAATGGATAACTACCAGGAATGTAACTATAGAGAAAGGGACCTACACTTATAAAATCCCGGTAGCTCAAAAGGAGGTAGTTGCCGAAGTAGAACTCGGTACATACACTTCTCATGATATTATCATCACTCTGGGTGATTTGCCTACGGATAAGAAGTATGTAGAAGGTTCTATGGTACTTACCATAGGTGGAGAGGCTTGGACTCTGGTAGATACCTTTGCTTATTCAGGTCCTGGTGATAAGGTATACAAGGTAGAGTTTGACAGTACTCTGAAACCTTATCTGGTATTCGGGGATGGTCAGTTTGGTAGGAAGCCCATCATAGGTTCTCAAATCAAGGGTCAGTACTACCTGACTTACGGTTCTAATGGTAATATTCCGGCTAACCAATTCGATAAAGTGCCAGAAGTGATGACTGATGTAACTTCTGGACTTACTTTGACAAACACTATAGCTGCAACCGGAGGCTCAGATTATGAGGACTTCGATACGTTGAAAGAGCATATCCCACTCAGTATCAAAACTCTCGGAGTGGCAATTACCAAAGAAGATTACGAGGCAATAACTATGCTTATCGACGGTGTGGATAAATCCTACTGTAACTACATTTGTGGTAAATATGTAGAGATATACATTACCCCAGATGGAGGTTCCGAAGCAAGCACTGAGCTTATCAACAATGTAAAGCAGAGGATGGAATCTTCTAAGGTACTTACTACCAGGGTAAGTGTATATTCTACACATGCTGCCAAGATATACCTGTCAGCAACTATAACCGGCCGGAAGTCTTTCAAGTCAATAGATATAAGCAATCAAGTGAAGAAAGCTTTACTGGATGCCTATAACTATCAGAACTCTGATATCAACAAACCGGTAAGACAGTCTGACCTGTATGCTCTTATGGATAATCAACCCATGGTTGACTTCCTAACTATAACTGAGTTGTACTTACTGCCTTATCCGATAGCTATAAATATCAACTCACAAAATACGGAGGAGATAGTATCGGTACCCGCTCTAAACATAACCTATTTCAAGATGCTGTCATTTGCTACAGCAACTCCTGAAACAGATTATGAGAACTGTTACATTAAAACAGTAATCGAGGATGGTAATGCTTTCTATCGGATATATGCTAACAAGGACCTTTCAGGAAATGCTTTGTATGGCCAGTATGGTAAACCTCTTGAGGTATCCCTGACCAAGTCGAAATTCAGCTTAACCATCAACTTACCGGTTGAGAATGCAAACTATGAAAATGGGACCATATATCAACTAACTACACAACCAATGGGTAGTGGAGGAAAGCTGGTAGACCTTATCCCTCATAATTACAATATCCCAACTATCAGTTCGGATAACATAACTCTTACAATCAATGAAGTGGTTTAATCCAGCTAAGAGGTTCTTCAGGGATTACATCTTCAGTAACCTATTCGACCATTACTATAAAGCCAATGATACTTATCAGGATTCAGAAGGCAATGGTATATTCGAAAGGTTCATAGATGTATGTTCAGGTTATTTCGATACTGAAGTAATGCCCGATATAGATAATTTCATGGAATGTCTGGATGTGGATAAAGCCAATCTGATATTCCTGAATTATCTTTGGGAATACTTTGGGTTCATCCCCTATGCCTATGGCGTACTTACTAAGGGAGAACCATATACAGAGGAGAATCTAGAGAATTGGGTAAAAGAGGACAGGGGTTTTCCTACCGCTGATTTCCGATTAGTTCTAAGATACGCCATATCTTTATATAAGATACGAGGTACTCTACGGTTTTATGAAATATTAGGCCGATTTTATGGAGTAACCTTTACTCTCACCGAAGTAGATGAAGGAACAAAACAAGCTGTTGCCCAGGCAATAGTAGATGGTTCTGTAAACTATGACACTATCTCTCACTTCGATACTCCATCAGCTACATACGATACCGAGACAGATTGCTGGGAATGCGTACCAATGATTCTCACTATTGGTATACCAAAGGGTCAATGGGACTTTATGTTAAAGAGGGACAAGGAAATTCAGGAACAACTCCTGGAAGAGTGGAAGCTAATGAACCCAGATGCAACTGAGGAAGAGATTCAGGCTGCAAAGGAACAAATAGAATCAGAACATCCCTCTGATTACAGTGATAAGGTACGAGAGACTTTGGTAAACCTTGTCAACAAATACCTTCCAGTAAATGTAAAGTATTTCGAACCAAAGGATAGTTCAGTAGTATTAGAACAAACCTCAGCAGTAATCTATATTGTATATGCTTAGTATGCCTTTAATCTCATTTCTATTCTCAACTGCTCAAGAAGACCCTAAGTTGGACCATGCAGTTCAGTCGCTAACCAAATCTTCTATCGAGTTAGCTGAAGCAGCCTCCAATTACGGGGCTCTAAAAGTAATCTTCGGTATCTTCATGGTATTGGTCCTTGTAATGGTAATGATGTTTATATACACTATCTGGAACCTAAACAAGAAGATATCTGTAGTATCTGAATCTTCACAACATGTAGAGGAGTTCTTCGACGGGGCAGCTGATTCTATGGTGGGTATAATCGAGGCTCAAATACTGATTCGCAGGGAGTTCAATTGTTTGGGCCATATATTAAAGTATGCCATACTACGAATAAGATTAGAGAACCATATAGACAACAAGGAGTCTACAATAAAGAAAGTGGAAAGCTTAGTAAACAATGAATATTCTGAGCTATGCGGACTACTTTCTAACTTCACTTGTAATGGTAAATCTCTCTCAAATATCTTTGAGCCTCAGGATAACGAGGCAATAAAAGATTTGGTAATAGAACAGATATACATACCTAAGGACCAGTTCTCCATTTCAAACATGGACCAATCTGTAAGTCTATATCTCAACGAATTAAAACTAATATACCTTAAAAAATTATAACTATGGCACGAAGATTATTGCCTATTATCGACTTTGCTCATGGGTCTGATGTAGCAGGAAAACAATCTCCAGACGGTAGACATAAAGAATATCTCTGGAGTCGTAAAGTGGGAAAAGCTTTGGCAGAGCGTCTCGAGCAAGAGGGATTCGAGGTAGCTTTCACTAATACTGGGGACACCGAAATCGGGCTGTCTAGAAGAAAAGAAATTGCAAACAAATTAGATACTCCCCGAGGGGGTGCAAAGTTTCTAATTTCACTCCATAACAATGCTGCAGGTATGGGGAGTGAGTGGTGCACTGCAAGGGGTTTTGAAATATATACCACCAAGGGTCAAACTCGTTCGGATTTATTTGCCACGGTGATATTCGAACAGTTACAAGAAGACTTCCCAATTACTGACGGTTATAAACATCGGACAGACCCATCTGATGGAGACCCTGACAAGGAAGCAAACTTCACTGTTCTCATGGGTAATAACTATTGGGGAGTACTTCTAGAGTGGTTATTCCAGGATAATCCATATGATGTGGCATTACTCGAAGATGAGAATGTAAACCGGAAATTGGTAGAATCTCTCACCAAAGCCCTCATCTTCATCGATGAAAATCTCGACAAATTAAAGTTGTAAGCCATGGCACAGAAGAATGAAACCGAAGTTGTAAATGGTGTAGTACAACCAAGGTTCTATCAGGTGTACGGTGACTTGATAGAGTCTAAAGAGGTTATGGAACCTCTTGCTATAATGGGGGGTACAGGACCTATTTGTGGCTTCGACTGGGTAGATACTACCCAACAGAACATAACCATAACCAGTATCTTCAAAAGGTCTGGTACTATGCCTTCGGGGATAGGCAATATCTTAGGCAAAGCCAGGAGAGTATTTCTTTCTAACAAAGATAACACTGCCGGCCAGGTATTCAATGCCTATACTACTCCAGACGGCTTATGTCATATAGCCCCTGACACTCTTACTTTCACAGGTGTAAGACCTGATGGGGGTTGGCCAAGCTTAACTAATCCTCAGAAGTTGGTAGCTTTTGCAGTAAAAGCGTCCCATACTTATCGTCAAGATGGTAGTGAGAATCCACCGAGCATATCCAATTTTGGATGTGGGTTGATAACTTTCGATGATGTATATGGGTTGGAGGAAATACTTTCTTGGGGGTATGAAAAAATGTTAAGTCTGTTAGAGTCTTCTAACATACCTTTCAATAAAAATACAGACACTCTCATAGGAATATACTTGGTAGGTTGGAGACCCGAATGGGACAGTGATGGAGTAAGCCTTAGGTATAAGGATATTATGGCATCGCTGAACTACACTCTTTGCTTAGTACCCTATAACGGTCAGTTCCCTGTAAAACCATACGGACTCAATCCTCTGGACCTACTCGACTTGAAGAGTCGAGTTAAGGCTTTGGAGGAGAGTACGGTTCCTACTGATGTAAGTGTATTGACTCGGTACTTAAACACTCAGATGAACAGTCAGGGTAAGGGTATAGAGATAGAGTACTCCATTAGTCAGAGAGATGACTACGACGTATATACTTTTAGCAAGTTGGTTATCAACGGGTGTGTATTGGCTAAGCCCTCAGCTCCAGTAAGCAAAGAGATAGGATATCAATGGAGAGAAAGTAATCCTTGTATATGTATATATACTACGGCATCTGTATTAACTAACGCTTCTCTTCATTCAATCCAATGGGGTATAAAGGGTGGATATCCCCATGTGGATAATGAAGCAGAACTTTGGGATGGTTCCTTCGATAAGTCAAGTATGAATATACCGAGTACTGCTACTTTGGTGGCAGTATTCGAAATAAATTCTCCAGATGTAACTACTTCAGTACTCCCGGGACATGCCTACAGCCTTCTCAACAATGAAAAGGTAGATGGTCTTACAAGGGCCATACTCGGATTGTTTAGGTATACCTTCGAGAAAGGTAATACTGGTTTAGATACCAGCGTAGAGCAAACTACCTCAGGAAGCGGTGATACTCGGTCAAGGTTAATGGTAGATGCTCATTACCATAATGGAGTGGCAGTATTTGACTTAACCGAGATTATGCTCTCCGGATGTCCGTACTTTAAAGATGTGGTGAACGTGACCGACCTGTTAACTGCTAAAGATTCAAGGTGGGGTCCTATCTTAACTCAAATAGCTAAAAAGTATTCCTCGGGTACTTATGGATATGGGCCATATATGTATAAGTATGGTGATACAGCTTACTACATTGAAATCTATCCAAACCTCTTTACTACAAGTGATCTGGAATCGTTCAGGGTAACGGTATCCGGAAACAATGATCCTGGCAGTGATTTAAGGGCTTATAAAGTACAACTTACCTTTGTAGTGGGCGATGTTGGAAAGAATACTCTTACCAATGATGAGAGCCTACTTTTGGCATGTCTTAACAATCCTTTCAAATCGAATTATTAAACTGAACCCCAGTTGAGTTGGTTAAGTGGGGCTGGAGTGAGGTTAGAGATAACCTTGCTCTGGCCTTTTTCATTGTTTAAGGTCTATGGCAGCTTGTTCTAAGGTCTTCTGTATAGTCTTTCGCATTTGAGAGAACATGTTGACTGCAAACTTATCCCGGGGCAACTCAAAGTAATCAATCAAGTGAAGGATAGATAACTTACCGTGGGAATCCTTGATACGAGCCTCAAACCATTTGGGAGGTTCTAATTGTATTTGCATCACCAGGTATTCATCCGGAGTAAGATGCTCTTTCATATACTTATGGAATCTTTGAGATTGCTCTTCTTTAATTCGAGTCTCTTCGGAATCATCCAATAACTCTTTATTATTATCGAATAGAACTTCGAAAGAAGTCAACTCTTGATTGAACTCAGCCTGTTTGGTATAAGCATTCCGAAGTAACTTACTTTTATAAGTTTGCAAGGAAGATAAGAGAGTTGCCTTCAACCTCTCTTCATCATATTCGTCTTGGTATTTATTAAATACATACAAGAACTTATCCCAGAAAAAAGAGTTAATTATATCGGAAGTAAGATTGAATCTTCTGGAATCCACTCCCCTTGTCAGCCTACGGATTAAAGGTTTGCAGGTTTTATACAACCTATTAAACAAATCCTCATCATAGGGTTTTAATTCTGTTAATCTGTGTAGTTCACTTCCGTTGTTGCCTTTCATAGTAGTAAAGTTATTTAACAATGCAAATATAATATAATAAGTAACCACTTGTATGAATTTTTATCAAAATATTTCACCGTCTGTGTTCAAGTTAGTTCAAAGATGAGCTCAGGGAACTATATTATCTAGCAGATACTATTGGTTATACACTTATGAATATTATATAATATATGAAACAAAATAGGGTAAAGAAAAGGTTAAACTCCTGTAACAAGTTCACATTCTCTATTGAGTTTCAATTGGAAGTACTCAGGTTTTTAATACAAGGGAAGGAATCTCTCTTGTATGTTCAAAAGATAAAACCCGGGTACTTTACTTTGATTGAACACTCGATAGTGGTAGAAGCCTTGGTAAAGTTCGTAAAGAAATATCAACGAATCCCAAGTGAGGTTTTAATGGTAGAGCAGGTAAAAACTTTATTGGAAGGTAGGGATTATGTAGACTTGGTTACCAAGGACGACATCCCCAATATTCATAAGTTAATATCCGAGCTTTATAATAAGCCTTTGAAGGACGTAGATATCATATTAGAGAACATTCATAAGTTCATTGCTTATATCGAATTGAAGGCTTTGAACGAGAGTATGGACTTCTCTGATTACAATTCATACGAAACTTATCAAGCTAAGTTAACCAAAATACTCCAAAGTTCAAAGCCCCAGAAAAAAGATGAACCATTACTTATGGTTAGTGGAACTGCAATGCGTCAGCTTATGAGAAAAGTTGACCCGGATGTAGTACCTACTCCTTTCTGGCAATTAAATAGATTGGGTAATGGAGATGGCTATCCTAAGAATTCTCTATTCGTTTTAATTGACCGACCTAAACGGAGAAAGACATTTGCTCTCATCAATATTGCAAGAGGTTATCTGGCAATGAAAAAGAATGTTCTTTACATTGATACCGAGAACGGTAAGAATCAGTTAATGGACCGTATGATTCAGTCTACTCTTAACAAAACTAAGAGAGAGATGTTAACTGGTGATTACGATAAGATGGAGCAAAGGCACATGCGTAAATATAAACGTTTAGGTGTAGAGTTTATAGTCGAACGTGTACCTGCAACCATTGCTGATTGTAATACCATTATGAACTTGGTTAGGAAATTGGAAACTGAGAAAGGTATCAAGGTACATGTCATCATGATTGACTATGCTGCAAAGTTAGCCTCTATAGCCAGAGATAGAGATGATGTGGAACGTATCAACAATGTATATATAGATATAGATAATATGGGTGATGAGTTAGGGCTTGATGCGGTATGGACTGCCCAACACGTTACCAGAGAAGGTGCTAAGCATCAAGAAACCAAGTACGAGGATAATGATATCGCATCTGCTATATCTATCATAAGGAATGCAAAATGTGTCATGGGATTAAACTCTACTCAAGATGAAGAGGAACATAACATTATGAGAATGGAAGTTGTAGTTCAGAGGGATGGAGTTCCAAGTGGTAGGGTAATGTTTAATATGGACCCAGAAAGACAACGTATGAAAGAGTTCTCAAAAGAAGCTCGGGCAAAGTATGATGAGTCCATAGGTAAACAGGTAGATGACTTACTTAAGAAAAGGAAAAGGGTAAGCAATCCCAATGCAGACCCCGAAAAGAGAAGTAAAACCTCAGGAGATATTTAGATAAACCTTAATAATTAAAATTGTATGGCACGAGTTATCGATTCTATGGATTTAGCTAAGTTTGGAGAAGGCGTTACATCTTGTAACAAGTGTAAAAAGGTAATAGCCTTCAATAAGAAGGAAATATTTTTAGACTTAAGCTATGGTCCAGGACATGATGGAGAAGAAAGTGTTAGATGTCCTCAATGCAATTCGGTATTACATGTAGGAAAGTTTCACGCCACTGAACACATGTAATTATGGACATCCGATTATTAAAAATATTTCGGAGGAGAGCTTCAAAGGAAATCTGTATCAGAAGACAACCTGGTAAAAGGTACGAGATAGTATGTCCATCTGAGGATGCTCCATTAGGGTATTTCTTTAGAGATTGGGTACCTATCAACTCTCAGCTTACCTCAGTAACTTGGGAAAAGGTTACCCCTAACGGCAAAGACTTTCACTATAGGTCTTTGGGTTATAGGTCCGACTGTTGCGTACCTTTTAAGAACACTTTCTTAAGGCTGGAAGAAGCCGAGGAAGAGTTGGTAAAGATAAGAAGAGGTTACATAATTCATCACTTGGTTTCGGAATTATGTAAAAGACTACCAGTTAGATAACAACTACCCGGCTATGGTTTACATGGTCGGGTATTTTCGTTGATGATATGAGACTTAACAGCAATATAAAAGGTGTTAAAGTAAAGCCTATACCAAACTATCCAGAATATTTGGCTTCATTCGACGGTAGAGTATATTCCACTAAATTACATAGATGGCTATCTACTAACCCTCATAAGATATTCGGATATTTACAGGTACATCTAAGAAAAAAGACACATAGATTGAATAGGGTTATAGCTACAACTTGGATACCTAATCCCGATAACTTACCATGTGTAGGTCATAAGGATAATAATCGAGAAAATAATAAAGTAGAAAATCTATATTGGTGTACTCATAAAGAAAATACTCAACAATGTATAAGAGATGGTAGATTCAAACCCAGAGGTAAAACTCCTTTGAGTATAGAGATTAGACGTAAAATAAAAGCCGAATACTTGAAAGGAAATACCACTCTACAAAAGTTAAGCCGTAAATATGGTAGAGCACATTCAGTTATTAGGAGGATAGTATATGAGACTAAATAACCATACTAAAGGTCGTTTACATGAATATTTTAGATATAAGTTGAAGGCCTTCGATTATCGTAAGGGGTGGATGAAGTCAGACTGTCCCTACTGTGGAGGAGAAAAGAAGTTTGGTATCAACCTTTCAAACAATCGATGTAATTGTTTTAAGTGTGGTGAACATCCTTCTCCTATAAGTTTGGTAATGTATTTGGAGAGTACAGATAGTTTTCAAGAAGTACTATCTATACTCGAATCAGGAGATTATTCTGGATATGTATTCAAAGAAGAGAAGGTTGAGTTAAAAGGTAAGAAAGAGTTCTTCCTCCCAGAGGGATTCAAGAACATATCTATGGGCACTTCTCTATTGGCAAGGTCTGCCAGGAATTACCTTAAGAAACGGGGATTTAAGATAGAAGAGTTAGCTCGTAAAGGATGGGGATATTGTAACACAGGTAAGTATCTTGGATATATCATTATCCCATTTACAGAGCATGGGCAATTAACTTATTTCAATGCTCGATTATATATGGGCGCTGGTCCCAAATATAACAACCCAGAAGTAGATGTAACAGGTTTGGGAAAGAGTTTTATTATATATAATGCGGATGCTCTAGAAATATACCGAACCGTTTATATTTGTGAGGGTGCAATCAATGCTGAAACTTTGGGGGAGAATGGAATTGCAACCGGAGGTAAGGCCGTCAGCAGATACCAGGTAAACAAGTTCATCAAGAGTCCAGTTGAGAAGTTTATCATATTGATTGACCCTGATGCTAAAGATAAGGCATTAGACCTGGCCTTCAAGTTGGTACCCTTCAAAAAAGTAAAGGTGGTATTCTTACCAGATAATGAGGATGTCAATTCATTGGGTAAGCGAAGGACTTTAGAATATGTACGAGAGACGACATATCAGACTTATCAAGAACTTTTATCTATAAAATCACAATTGAAATTATAATGGCAAAAAGAGAACCTTCCATACATATCTCCAAAACTCTATTCTATAAACTCTGGAATGAGATGGGAGGTATGATATCAGAAGAATTTGTTGATAAGTTTTTCACTAAAGCTAGACAATATTCTTTAGACCACCGTTCAGTGGTGGGAGAGAATAAAAAGGTACAAACCCAAGCTGTTCGTAGAGCTTCTGGAAGTATAGGGGATGCAAACTTATTAGCAGATATCATCTATTCCACTAGAGTTCAGCTCAAACATATAGGAGTAACCAAGATAAAGCAAACTGATGCGCAATGGGCATCAGTTAAAGAATTGGTACCTGTTGTAAATGAATTCTGTCAAAAGTTTGGATTCGAACCTCGTCAGGGATATATAGAGTTTGTAACTACTGGTATTAAGCTAATGTCTCAGGCAAAGAGGGTGAACTATAACTTCTGTGCTAATTGGTTACATCAGAGAGTGAATTGGATTATGGATGTATATGAGGCTGAAAAGGAAGTGAAGGAAGATAAATATCCCAAATTCACTCGGGAAGTATATGAACATTATACTAAAGAGATTCTCGATAGAGTAGGTATCAATAACACCTATGACAAGAATCCTCAAGAGTACGTATGGTTTGTAAGAGCAAGGAATCTTGCAGATGAGATTGGTATTGACTATGAAACATTTGTACAGGCTCAGTTTTATGCACTCGAGTTCTGTAATGGTATACCTAAGATAGAGGACCTATCAAATGATAAGGCTCGTCAAAGGGTAATAAATTATATGGCCAAGTTCAATATTGTATCACGTTCCAAAGTTGATAACACCAACTGGGATGATTTTAAGAAATAAGTTTATGAAAAAGAAGATTGATGGGGAAGCTATAGCTTTCTATGTTATTCTGTCAGGTATTATTGTAATGGGGATTTTATTCCTTGCCTATCTCTTCATATTAACTCTACACTCATGATAACTATCACCATAAAGAACTGTAATGTTTGTGAAATTTCTGGCCCAGCTAAGTTCACAAATAAATTATATGAGATGTTCCGGATTAAGCATCCGGATGCTTGGCATATAATGATGTATAGTAGGGCAAAGAATTGGGATGGGTATGTAAAGTATATCTCGGATTATGGGCAATTCAAGATAGGCCTTTTGAATAAGGTTTATAATGAATGCCTCAAGATGGGTCAAAAGGTAAAAATTATAGATAATAGACTCCCGTTAGGAATTAAACCAGTAATTCCAACAGTTATGGGGGATAAAGAATTACGGGAAGTACAAAGGGAAGCTCTAGAAAAGATACTGTATAATAAGGTTGGAAATACTCCTTTCCTTATTTGTGCATCCGACTTGGCAGTTAACTTCGGAAAGACTTTGGTGTTCTGTGGATTGCATCAAGCATTCAAGAGGAAGTTGAAGACTGTCTTGCTGTTGAATAGTGCAGACTTATTCAAGCAATTCAAGAAGGAGATTCCAGAGTTACTACCTGGAGAGAAGGTAGCATTTATCCAGGGGAGTAAATGTAGTGAGTGGGGCAACTTTAACGTTTGTATGGTTCAATCTCTGGCAGGCAACATAAACAGGTATCAAAAGTTCCTTTCGGAAATAGACATGGTACTTATAGATGAGGCTGACGTGATTGACAATAAAACTTATAAGACAGTAATACAACATCTGTATAACTCAAGAGTACGAGTGGGATTGAGTGGTACCCTTTATATGAGTGAGCTCAAGAAGAAGCTGGTTCACAACATGAATATCATGTCATTTATTGGTGATAGAGTAAACCAGGTGAAACTGGCTGAGATGATTGATAAGGGGTACTCTACTCCCATTATCTGTAAGTTGGTATATGCCCATTACAAGTATACCAAAGATGAAGATTATCCCACCGAATATAAGGAAGTGATATCTGACAATGTAAAAGCTTGGCGATTGTCTTTGTCTCGTACTAAGTATAACATCAGACGAAAAAGATTGCCGGCACTCATTGTATGTAAGTTCATTGGTCATTGTGAAAACCTTTACAGGTACTACGTTAAACATCTCGGAAATCAATACAATATACAATATGTCCATCACAAGACAAAAGGGCGAGATGAAATTCTACAAGCTTTCAGAGAGGGGAAAATAGATATACTAATCGCTACTACGATTATTTCTAGAGGTCAAAACTTCCCTGAATTGAAATATCTGCAGAACACAGCATCAATGGATTCTAATGAAAAATCATTGCAGATATTGGGCCGACTTGCAAGAACTCACATGAACAAAAAGAAAGCTTATTTGGACGACCTTCAATTCCCCGGTAATTATCTAAAGAGACATGGTAACCATAGACGAATGTATTATCAGAAAGAAAAATTAAAGGTAATCAGAGTGGAAGGGTAATACGCATATATGCGCACGTATATACCTACACTTATAACTCTATTAGTATTTAGTATACTAAATACTAATAGAGGTTTATATAGCTAAAGCTATATAAACTTATACTTAACTTACTTAGTAAGTATTAACTTAAGCTAAAGCTTTAAATGAGCACGCACGTATAATGGTGAACCAGAAAGTTAGTGCATATACTATTCTACATCAATGACACTGAAATACATATTAACTATCACTTGATATCAAACTATCAAATATATGGCGAAGAAAAAGAAAGACAAACTTAAGGAAGTAAGAAAGGAGTTAGAGACTGGGGATATTCTTGAACCTATAGACATCACCAAATTAGGTTCAGGTAATGACCCTTGCTTCGGTAAGCATTACGACCTTTCAACCAAGGAATGTAAGATGTGCGGGGATTCAGAACTCTGTTGCATTAAGTTCACAGCTCTCATGGGTAAGACTCGTAAAGAGCTGGAAGCAGAAACCCAGTTCAAGGATTTGGAACCTCTCATAGATATGGAAGGTTGTAAAAAGTATTATCGTAAACTGGTAAGGGAAAAACTCGGTAAGAAGGAAATACTCGATAAGCTTCAGAGTAAGTTCGAGTTAACCCGTAAGGAAGCAAGAGATTTATATCGTAAATTTAACAGTAAATAACATGGTTCAATTAGAGTTTACAAAGATTCGAGAGGTTAAATCCCCTAACCGAGCAAATGACGGGGATGCCGGGTTGGATTTCTACATCCCTCAGTTATCTGACCAAGATATTCTTAAGGTTGGAGAGAAAGGTGAAAATGACTTTTCTGGTATCAATCGGAAGATGCTTGGTAAAGGTTACCTCAAACTGAAAGGATTGGGTACTGAAGATGTACATGTAGAAATTAAACCAGGTGGAAGACTTCTCATTCCTTCTGGTATAAAGGTACTTATCAATCCAAAAGAGTCCATGCTTATGGCAGCAAATAAATCCGGGATTGCAACCAAAGAGGGTTTATCATTCACTGCCGAGATAGTGGATAGTCCATATACTGGTGAAATGCACATCGGTATTCACAACGGTTCCCCCGAAGATGTTTGGATTCCTCTGAACCAAAACAAGAAGATAATGCAGTTTATACATGTACCAATTATACTTTCAAACCCGGTAGAGATTACCAATGAAGAGTATGACGAGAAAGCCAAGAATTGGGGAACTCGAGGGGATAAGGGATTCGGTGCTCACGATAATAAGTAAAAACCATGGATGATAATATAAGGGGATTCCCAGGTTATCACATTACTAAAGAGGGAAAGTTATATAGGTATGGTAAGTTACTCAAAGTTTATCACCATCATAGGTATTTGAGATGTAAGTTACATAAAGGTAGTATAAGTAAAAATGTCAAGATACATAGATTGGTAGCTGAAGCTTATATACCTAATCCTAATAACTTACCTATAGTAATGCACTTGGACGATAACCCCTTAAATAATATCGTAAGTAACTTGAAGTGGGGGACCCATAAAGAGAATAGGTATTTAGCTATTGTAAATTGTAAATTACCAAGACTTATAGGTAAAAACAATCCATAGCATGGATTGAGAGGTAGTAAAAATCCCAACGCTAAATTAAAACCTGAGGATAGGGTAAAGATAAAAGAGTTACATGTAAAAGGAATAAGTGCTAGAGAAATACGTAACAAGTACTTTCCTAATGTATGCGAAGAAACTATACGAAGGACAATTAACCAATGTTTAATCTAAAAAATACCCGCTTTGGATTCACGTGATATAAAGGAAGAACCGGGAATTATTCCCGAACACAAGTATCTAGAAGAGATATATCAAATGCAAAAGAACCTCTTGTCTGGGTATATAGGCATAGAGGGGCTACCACAGTATCCGGTAGACATCAATACAAAGGCTTCTCAAACCCTGTTAAAGGACTTTACTGCAAGGGTTATAGAGGAGTTATCAGAAGGCTATGAGTCCTTCGAAAATGTAATGGACTTATTCGAGGCCAACCATTCAAGATTGGTACAAACCCATGGTGATTGTATAGAGTATATGGGGATACTCAATCACTTACAGAATGCTAATGAAGAGAATGCAGATGCTATCCACTTCTTTATCGAACTTTTGATATATGCTAACATTCAACCAGAGGATATTGTGGCATACATGGTGAAGTGGGTAAGGGATAATCGTTGTCCTCAACCAGTAGTAGATTCTCTCAACAAGAACTATAAAGATATCCTGCGTACAGCCATGAATCTCGGGGTAATGTGGATAATGGACAAGGGAGATATCGGTGTTATCTCCCACAACAATGCCACAGACCTTATCAAGTGGTACGAGAACATGGATTCAGAAACACGTCTGGACTATAACACAAAGTTACTCGAGGGAGGTAGATACTTCAATCATGTAGAGTACTCAGTAAACTACCCATACCTGTTATGGAAGATAACTCACCACCTTAATATAGCCAGGAATTTCCTGAAGAACAAACCTTGGAAACAATCTCAGGTAATGACTCAGGAGTTAAAGTATCAGGCTGAGTTGGTGAAGGCTTTCATATACTTCTGTGGTTATCTTGGATGGATAGGAATGGATTCTAAGGAAGTGTTCTATATTTACTTCAAGAAAAATCACATAAATATCTTCAGACAAAAGTCGCTATACTAATTAGATATATGGCCAACCAGATATTACTAAATTTACTATTAATTCTTGGTAATAGTATTATGGTAGATGAAAGTTAGTAATATAGATGGTTGGCCATGTTACTATATCAATAAGAGTGGTAGATTATATAGTAATAAGAGAGGTAAATGGACACGAATTAGAGGTGAGTTATGTAATAATAGGATACAGTATAGGTTATACAAGAGGATAAATATAGACTTATTAGGGAATAAGAAACACTCTTGGGGTATAGATACTAGTACAAGTAGATGGTTTAAAGCATCCAGATTAGTAGCTATGGCTTATATACCAAATCCTAATAACTACCCTGTAGTATGCCATAAAGATAATAATCCTTTGAATAATCATGTAAGTAATTTATACTGGGGAACCCAGAAAATGAATATTCAACAGGCCGTTAGGGAAAAGAGATTTACACAATTTGCTAATAGGGGAAAAGAAAATCCCATGTATGGCAAGAGGGGTAAGCTAAGCCCTTTTTATGGTATACCCAGAAGTAGCGAAACAAAAAAATTAATTTCCATAGCCAATAAAGGTAGAAAGGTAAAAGAAGACACAAAGCTAAAAATTTCAAATACCCTAAAATCTCTAAAGAGGGGGAAAACAGTGCCTTTAAGAGATGATATTATAAAGTTAAGATATGAGGATAAATTATCACAATCGGCTATAGCTGAGATATTAGGGTTACATCAAACAGCTATTAGTAAATTTTTAAGAAACTATGAACATAGTAAAGAGTAAGAGCCCAATAGAGGCTTGGGAGAAGATACTCGAAAACTTCTTAATCAAGAAGACCGAGTGGTTCTGTGAAGGAGTTGGTTACAACCTAACCGACTCTCTATTCACTTATGACTTAATGGTAGAGATAGCAGAAGCTAAGTTCGACCCAAACTTCGACTTCGGTAAGATGTTTGGGTACACCATGACAAAGTGGACAGGTTTAATTACCAACTACTTGGATTTGGATGTACTTGACCAAGCTAAGTTGATGATAAGGAAGTTAGAAGAGAATAAGACCGTAAACAGGAATTATCACATAGGCTTCCATTTTGCCGATAATCACGGCAGCGGTAAGGGATGTTTGGTGGGCGGTATATTCTCTCGTAAGATCGGGATTGAAAATCCCGAGATAACCGTGATACTTCGCTCATCAGAGGTGGTTACACGATTGCCAATAGATATTCTCCTATTCTGTCGTATGGGACAGTATATCTACGGTCATGATAACTTCTCGCTAAAATTAGTTATCAAGGCTGCTTGGGCAAATGATACTACAATCTTGTTGTATCAGAACCGAAAAGATATCAAGGAGTTCTTGAAAGAGAACTGTGATGATGAAGCTCGTAGAAAAAAGATACGTAAGTCTCTCAAGAAACTAATGACAAGTGATGAAGCTGGTTATAAAACATACGGTAACAGTTTCAGAGCTTTCAAAGTATTAAGGAAAGACTTGGGATATAAGCAGAAGTCCATGTTGGCATCATCTTTAGAGATTGGTGATTGGGATGGTATTCCTTTACCAGAAGTATGCCCATCTATACTTAAGCGAAACACGATAAAGAAGACATACTTAAAGTTCACTGAAAAGTACGGACTTAAGCTAAAGCTTGAAGAAAGTGGGGAAAGGAAAAAGAAGAAACTAATCTCGTTCTCCTCACCAGACGAAGATGATATGGATGATAATGAATCAACTGTAGAATCAGATGAGTAGAGTAAAGGTAAAGAATAACCTGTTAATGTTCAAGAACAGCATGAAAGCTTGGGAAGGACTTAACAGGTTATTCCTGTTCAATACGCTTGGTTTGGATATAGAAAGAATTGGTAAAGCTCAATACATAAATGATTTAGTCATTAGTATTAAAGAACCTCTGGTAGACCCCGAATTTGATTTTGGTAGGCATTTCAATTATACCATGTCAAAGTGGAAGTCATTAGTGGCTAACTATGTTGATGAGAATAGTCTTTCATTACTGAGGCTGGATGTTATAGAGGCTATCAACAATAGAAAGATATTCAACATAGGCTATCAGTTTAATAATAAACATGCCCACGGAAAGAATTGCCTATTATCCATGACTGTATCTAAAAAAGCGGGTATGGATAACCCCATGATAACAGTATTCATGAGGGCATCCGAGGTTACTAAAAGGCTGATATGTGACCTACTCCTTATTCAACGTATGGGAGAATATATATTCGGATATGGGCAGAAGTTTCATGTATCAATACATTTCAGTCAGATATTCAATGATGATACTGTACTTCTTATGTACCATGCCCATGAAGACTTACTTAAGTTGAGTGATAAGCTTGGTATATACGACGGTAATTGGTATGACAGGTTGAAGTATCTGCTTGAGGTGGACCCTGACAAAATAAAATATAAGGTACATAAAAGAGCAATAAAAGTATTAAGACCTGAGCTTTTCAAATATCCTAAGACCTTAGCTAAAGACTGTACTCTTGGGAGTGAAGACTGGTTACCGTTCTAATATAGGGAAGTCTATTGAATTGCAAATATCAATGCAATGAATATAGAAGTAAAGAAGTCTCCCTATACAAGTAAGCTTGGTGGAGATATCGATATTACCTTTTCTACAGATATTGAATGGCTATTTAATACCGTTGCCAATATAAGTAGGAAGGATTTAAGACAACTTAGAAGAAAGATAAGGAGGTATATCCAGGACCTGAAAGAACTACGAAAATCTATAAGAAAATATATTAAAGAAAACAAACAATGAGAATATATTCGAACCCCTATGAGTTAATGTCAGAGACGGCAAGAAACTTATGGGAAATGGGTAATGAGGTAAAACCCCGTACCTATCAAAACAAGGTAATAGAAGGCAATGATGACTTCATTACAAAGGAACTCATCTGTGAGCAGTACTGTTTAACTCACATGGAAGACCCAGCTGCACTTTTTGTATTCACTAAGTCCAAAGATTGGGCAGAGGCAGAATTCGAAGAGAGAGTATGCGGTAGGATGGAAAATCCAGGTAAAGCATGGGAACTCCGTAAAAACGTTTGGGAAGAGTTTTTAGTTGGTGGGTTCTTTGACTATACCTATGCAGAACGTATGAACGAGACCGTGTCATACAAAGGTAAGGCATTCTCAAAACTCGAAGCAGTAATAGAATTGTTAAGGAATGACAATGATACAAGAAAAGCCATATTAAACATATATGGTGAAGTCGGTTTCGATGAGGACTGCGATTCAAACTATCTCGGTGGAGAAAAGAGAATACCGTGCTCCATGTATTACGACTTCCTCATCCGAGAGAATGCCCGAGGAGAAAAGCAACTCAATATATGTTATCACCAAAGGTCTTCTGATTTTGTAACCCACTTCGGTAATGATGTTTACCTGGCATGGAGACTCATGGAATATGTAGCTAGCGAGGTGGGAATCAAGCCTGGATATCTCTATCATACTATTGATAGTTTGCATAGTTATAAAAAAGACTGGGTGAAACTGAAGACCTCAATCCAAATCGAATTGAGATAACCTCAGAAGGTAACGGTATAATTGGAGGGGATTGTTCTTTTCTGTAACCATGAGATTAGTAGTAAAGTTACCGTTACCTTCACTCGGACCCATAGCTCAGTTGGTTAGAGCAGCGGACTCATAATCCGAAGGTCGGGGGTTCAAGCCCCTCTGGGTCCACAAGATGAATCTTTATTTTGCGCTGTGGACAACGAGTCCTGATTCACCCCGGGTATCCGACTGTAGGGATATAGACTGATACCCATTTTATACGGAAGTAGCACAGTCCGGTTAGTGTACTTGCTTTGGGAGCAAGGGGTCGCAGGTTCGAATCCTGTCTTCCGTACAAGGGCTATATGCCGGGTCATAACCGTAGATACGACCTACAGCTAGCAATGGGCAATAACCTTGTACGAGATACCAAAAGCTCATAATTAAAGTCGAAGGCTATAGCCCTGGGAGATGAGCGAAGAACAGTACCTCATCTCCCCCTTTGTAAAGGCTCGGATGGAGAAATAGGTAAACTCATCAGATTTAAGCTCTGACGGTCATTGACCTTGCGGGTTCGATTCCCGCTCCGAGTACAAAATACCTTTAACATGACAATCACATTCAAAGATTACCCTTGCGGTACAATTTCATTAGGTACTTCAGTAACAAGAATACCTAATTCATATCGGATTAAATCAATCCAGGATATGGAAGATATAATCAACCGTTCTAGAGAAGAAGTAAATAAAAGTCCAGCATTCATACGTTTGCAATAAATAAAAGAACTACAGCTGGTATGATTATTGAATGGCGAGCCCATAATATGCTATATGCACTGCATATAAAAAGGAATAGGACTCGAACGGTTGACCTGGATATAAATGAACCATGGTACCGTAAAGTAGGATATTTAATATAATCAACACTATATCTAAGATGGTAGAAATTACAAATGTAGACGTGTATGACTTAGAGAAGTCAATTATAGCATGTAGAAATGCTATGCGCACAGAACCAGTATTCCCAGTAGACATGGATGCTTGGGGACATCCAATTTATGAACAGAAAGAGTGGGATGATTCGTTTAAGAGGGCCGTTAACTTGGCCAAATCTCCATCTAACAGTGGTCACCCTAATTTCTTAACCGGGATAAGGGTATCATTTGATATTCTATACCCAAACTACTTTTCACCCGAGTTACAACGATATCATTGGATAGACATTGTAACTTCATCTTCAAAGATGCACAGGCTAGGTGAGATTGTAAAGAAGGAGTCATTCAATAAGTATGTAACCACAGAGGTAGTAGCCATAGTTCAGGACTTGGCAAATAAGTTCATAGAAGACCCAAGCTATGAGAATCGTATCAAGCTGCTGAGTAATTGCCCTCTCGGGATAGAATTATTCATGAGGGTAAGTACCAACTATATGCAACTCCGGAATATATACCATCAGAGGAAAGACCATCGTCTGAGAGAGGATTGGGGAGCATTCTGTAAGATGATTCAAGAGTTACCATTCTTCGAAGAGTTCATAAACAAGTAAGGTATGCCACAAAGTTACGAACATGTAAATCATCCTAAACACTATAATAACTACAGTGTAGAAGTTATAGATATGATGGTATCTATCTATGGAATAGAAGCAACTGCTACATGGTGTGATATGACTGCTTTCAAATATCGCATGAGAGTAGGTACCAAACCTGACAATCCTGTAGAACAGGACTTGGATAAAGAGAGATGGTACCTTAACAAGGCAAAAGAATTAAGGAGTAAGCTTGAGTAAAATAAAAGGGACAGTATATTGTGAAAGGTATACTGTCCTTCTTGTCGAAGAAGCTGAAGAGATATCTACAGAGATATGGTTTACTAAAGAACTATTGCATACTACAAATATTTATATTAAATACCACAGATGGAGTCAAGATATGCTATACTAAAGAGTTTCTCACAAGTCAAGCGGCTTGTGAAAGCTTGTTTAAGAACTGGCATAGCTTCCGTCGACTTCGAGACAAATGCTGAAGGTATCTATAACAAATCTTTCAAACCAACCATCCTATCAGTAACTTTTCAGGTAGGTTCTGGTGTATCAATCCCTTTATGTCATCATGAATATAACAACCCTCGTTGGAAACGTTGGTTAAAGTATTTTGGTAGGCATGTGATTGAAAATCCTAAAATAACTAAAGTAGGATGGAATCTGAAGTTTGACCTTCAGATATTCGAGTTATTTGGGATATATGTTAGAGGTACTGTTCTGGACGGAATGCTTATGAAGTATCTCCTAAATGAGGAGAAACCTAATGACCTGAAATCAATGGTTAGAAGGTATCTACCAGAACACGGGGATTACGAAAAGTCGGATAAGTTTGATAAGATACCATGGGACAAGAAACCATTGGAACCCTTATGCAAATACGGTTGCCAGGATACGGATTATACCTTAAGATTATCTATGTTCTTTGAGAGCAAGTTAATTGAGATAGGTATGTATCCATTATTTAGGCATTTGATAATGCCAGCATCCAGGGTACTCCAACATGCAGAGAAAACTGGGTTATACCTTGATAGGGAATTCAATCAGGAATTGCTTGAATCTTACAAGCCAAAGATTGACCAAGCAACTGCTAATTGCTTGAATCTTACACGAGTAAAGAAATTCTCTAGATGGCTTACCGAACAGAGAATAAGCAAATACCTGGAGTCCATAGAAAGTGAACTTGAAGATATGGATTATAGAGACCCTGCAAATAAGAGGAAGATAGCAAGTAGGGAACAAAAGATATCCAATATCAGGGCTGGAGTATTTACAACTAAGAAAGAACTTGAATTAACCCGAGAAGTAAACTTGGGCAGTCCTATTGATTTACCTTTATTATTGTACTCTAAAAAGGGATTCAACTTACCGGTTATCAAGTATACTAAGGATAAGAAAACAAATAGGGATACTGATAAACCAAGTACCGATGAAGACACATTGGTAGAACTTCGGTTAACGGTTAAAGATCCAGAAAGTCCGAAAGCTATATTCCTGGACAATCTTCTTGAATTGAGGGGATTGAAAAAGATGTACACTACATATATTGAGGGATGGCATGATAAGGTACAGGATGATGACCGTATCCATGGTCAATTCAAAATCATTGGTACTACATCTGGTAGATTAAGTAGTTCTGAACCTAACCTTCAGCAAATACCTAAAACCTCCGTAGATGCTAACATAAAGAAACAGTTAGTAGCTCCCAAAGGAAAGTTATATATGGCACTTGACTACTCTCAGGCAGAGTTAAGAATCATGGCTCACCTTTCCGGGGATGAAACTTATCTCGAGGCTTTTGCAAAGGGTCAGGACCCTCACCTTGCTATTGCAGCAAAGAAGTATGGTGTATCGTACGATGAAGCAAACAAAGCTTATAGTGATGAGCAACATCCAGATTACAAGGTTTGGAAGAACAGGAGAAAGCAGGCAAAGCAGATATGTTTTGGTATTATCTACGGTATTCAAAAGAAACTACTTGCAGTTAAACTATCTGACCCGAAAGCTGGTATCATAGTAACCCCCGATGAAGCTCAGCAGCAATTGAATGAGTTCTTCCAAGAACATCCCAAGATTAAGAAGTTCATGATTAACCAGGAGAAGGTACTGATTGAACATGGATATATTAAATCTCTGTTTGGTAGGAAGAGAAGGTTACCTCAAGTATACTCAGATAATGAGCAAGAGGCAGCATACGCAGTAAGATTATCGGTTAACATGCCATGTCAATCAGCTGCATCCGATATGACTCTGTTTGCATCCATACTCAATTATTGGAAAATGAGGCAAGGTATACTTCCTTACATGCCCGAGACATGCACCGTTCATGATGCAGTCTATTATCTCGCTGACCCACAGGATGTTAACGTGTGGGTAGTATATAATATTTGGGAAACTTGCCGTAACCCAGATACTAAAAAATACTTTGGATTCGAGATAAACGACGTGAGTATGTCAATGGATATAACTATAGGTAGGTCAATGGCAGAAGAGTTACCATTTATACCTGGATATGATTACAATAAGATGTTTGAACCAGATTTCAATACTGATGAATACTTAGAAGAACACCGTAAGTATAAAAACATAGACATTAGTGAATATCCAAAACTCTATAAAAAAGAGATAAAAGAGTTTGAACAAAAGTTTTATAAAGTACATGGATAGATTTATACCTAATGTACAAGGATGTAGTAAATATCATATATCTAAAGATGGAGAGTTATATTCCATATTTAGTGGTACCTGGAAAGTGGTAAAACCTGTAATAAGGTCAAATGGGTATGTACATAATTTACTAACCAATGATAATGGTAATAAGGTTAAATTCTATAGACATAGGTTAGTAGCTACTGTATACATACCAAACCCTGATAATAAGCCTCAAGTTTGTCATAAAGATAATAATCCTTTGAATAATAATGTAGGTAATCTATATTTGGGTACAAGAGAAGATAATATGAGACAATGTATATCCGACAATAGATTCTATTTTGTTGGTAAGTATCGTAAGAAGTCAGTAGATGAAAGTGGTATAGTTAAGAAGTATAAAAACGGAGTATTGAGAAAGTACATACTTAAAGAATATAACATATCCACTGGAGTATTCTATGATGTACTTAGGTCACATGGTATAATACCAGACAGGTATGGAAAAAAGGCAAAAGATAGTACGTCTATCCCAGATTAAGAAAAACACACTAAAGATTCTCTTTCAAGGGAAAACCTACGAGATTGATTTAGACCAGGAACTCATGATTGATGAGAACCTGGTCAATCAGTCTTTACGTAAAAGTCCATCCAATTATGCTTTATTGGTAATGGTAAGGGATAGGCTTATATATAAAAGGGATAAACTTGAAAAGGCCAAGGACCAAGCTTATAGCAAGGCATGGCTTTACTACAAGGAGTCAGGTAACATAAACAACGATGCTGCAGCACATAAAGCTGAAAATAACCAAGCCTATCAAGGGGCTTTGAAAAGGTATATGAAGGCTGAGTATAATGCAAGCAAGTTCATAAGTATCTGTAAAGCATATGAATCAAGAGAAAATATATTAAGAACCATAAGTGCGAACATAAGGGTACAAGATGGATTTAAGAGATAAC